CATCTACGGGTATTGGATAATCTTCTTCATCCAGTTCTATTGTCAGAAATATTTTTACTCGCATCTTTTTCCTCAATCAATAGTTTGAGATACCATTGTGCTTTATTGAGATCTTCTACCCCATTTTTGTACCGATATCTCCACAAATACTTTAGTATATTACCTTGTAGATAGTATTCAAAACCGTCACCAGTGGCGGCACGAATGGCGTCAATGCATTCAATACCTGCTTGGTTGTAGTGTTTTGGATTGTTTACATTGTCAGACATTCGTGCTCCTTTCAAAAATTTACTTTGATTATGTTGTCGTGTTTCTCTACTACTGATTTCTTTTTTTGTTTCTTCTCCTCTTCTAACACTTTTTGTGTATACTCGTAAAGCATTTTTCTAAATGTTTCACTCTCTTCCATTAGAGGAACGGCTGCACATAACATAGACCCCAGTTGCATAATATGAAAATAATCATTATCTGTTAGATCATTATCCTCTGAGCTTGCTATACCTACGAGTAGTTCGCCTGTCCATCCACCTGAATCATCAAGAAAGGGAGATAGACGTATCAATATATCGTTGTCATCAAATTGTTGAAATACTGTACCCATGCTAACCTCTCTTTACTTTTTTCAATGGAAATTGTATGAACTCAGGGTGCATATTTTTACCCTTTTCTTTTAGCCATTCCATAGGAATTACACGATCACAGTACGTAAACTTATTGCGCTCACACCACGTGGCATATGTAGACTTAGCGCCTTTACTTAACTTGCGCCTACTACTCTCAAATACAAAACGAATATCCAACTTAGGATGTTGTTTCTTGATACACACATGTTTACGTCTGTCACTTGCAGTAAATCTACCTTTGACCTCAATAATGATGCCATTAGGCAGAATAAAATCAGGGGTATAGGTGCGATACATCAAATCTTCCCACTCAATCTTTAAGCATTCATACTTGATGGGTATCTTGTTTTCTCTTAGGAAGTCTTTTATTTTTATCTCAAGACCACTCCTATACCCCTGCTTCATAGCAGCTTTGAACTGCTTATGATTCACTAGAACCTCCAGTGAAAGTCAAACGGCATTCCAAAGGATGTAGTTTGTGTTACTCCTAAGTCCTTTAACTCTTGTCTAACAGCTTCATCTGCCTCTTTACGAGCTTGCATAGCTGCACGTAGTCCTGCGTACTTTGCCTCTCTAACGGCCTTCTTTTTGATTGCAAGTTCTCGTTCCATTTCAGCAATGTGATCCTGCATTTCCTTAATTTCATCATCTCCAATCATTCATCACTCCTTTCTACGTATTGCACAATTGGTGGCACTTTAGCTTGTGATACACGTGATGGTATCTCTTTTAAGCTAGGCCAACACTCAAACCTATAGTCGCAGAATTTACAACTATCGTCAAGTATATAGTTGCCCGTTGCTTTCCCCCGAAACTTTTCGGGTATAGGGGAAAAGCACCGACTGAAATCATTTTTAATTAATGTTTCAACCGTATCTCTTATCTTATTTATCTGGCTTGGAACATCTGTCTTTGCCTTTACATATTTAAATTGACCGCTTGCCTTGTTAATTACCCACCAACCACCAAGTTTTTTACCTGCTGCACGTGCGTAACCTGCAAGTTGGCTTATATAACCAAACGGATCACTCTCTTCTAACGACTCGTACGAATCAAACTTATGTTTGTAGCTATAGTCAGACGCAGACTTAATGTCATCCACCGCTTCATCTACAATGAGATCATAAGAACCAGAAATATAAGTACTATCAATGTCTCCAACTGCAAGGCTAACTCTATTGGTATCTTTAAAGGCCACATCAGCCTCTTTAAGAATACCCTTGAAGACTGCTTCAACTATGTCTCCGATCATCATGTTCATTACAAATGTAGTCGGTTTAGGTAATGCCTTTTCAGGTTTATTTTTATCAAACCAAAGCTGGCAAGTGGGACGCCCAATGTTGGACATCCTCAGTCTAAAGGCATCACGTTTGTTGCCAGAGCCAAACTGTCTTTTTAACGCATCAGCAACGTCAGAAGCAACACGGTCAATGGTTTCGTCAGACATCTCTGACTTACCATTGGCTGCGTTCTCCAGATACTGATGTATCTTTAGTTCGGCTGGATGATTGATCATGCAAATTCTTCCATGTCTGCGTCAATGATATCATCTACATCACCAAATGGAATGTCCTCGTGCTTACTCACGTTTTCATCCCATGCGTTAGATATATACTCGTTATAGTTTGCGATCCAAGCCAAGAAGTTCGTAAGTATTTCTTGTGCCTCTGCATCTAAGTCTAACGAGTTAGTGATGTCAAGCTCCAACTCAGGCAGGAAAAAGCTGTTACCATTAGGTAAGCTACGTTCTTGTGTGCCTGATTTGATGGTGTGCATAGGTGGTAGCCTACGCATCTTAGCAAGTTTAGTAAAGATACCACCAGCCATCTTGAAGGCATCACGATTCTCAATCTCCCATATAAATGGCGTATCCGTTAGTTCTTGATTGACAGGATTGCCATTCAAGTCTACTGGATTGTCTAGTGTAACAGTTCCAAACATTACACGTACACGTTTGATCTGCCTGATCAAGTCTTGTGTCTTCTGAGGCAAAGCCTTGAAGTCTTCAATCCAACCAGCAGGTTTACCACAGTTAAAACCGCCATCATTGTCCTTTAGATCAATGTTAAGGTTATCTGCCATGATAGTTTTGACATAACGATTAGGGGCAGAGTCGTTGCCCATTACAAAACGTTTGTACATAAACCGTTGCATGTACGGACGTATAGTAGCAGATTCGGCATAATAAGTTGGGCCATCAGGAATCTCCAACTTGTATGTGCCGCCAGCTACAACCTCTAGCTTTACCTTCTTGCCATTTACTTCTTGCTCACCCATAATAGGCGAGTGATTAATACGTAAACGTGCAAGAGTGGAGCTATCACGGGATGGTTTGTTATCCGCAGCCATCCCAAGTGTAACTGCCATTGAATTGTAGTCTGCCGTATTAAATGTTTCTACCATAGTCATATATGTATCTCCTTTTCTTTTGTTACAGATGTATAGTTATATCAGGCTACGTCCTTTGTGTCAAGCCAATTCGGACCAATTTTTGCTTCTAATAATAGAGGCACATTTAAATTAATGTCCCAACGTTTGTTAATCAAGGATGTTAGCACTTCATTAGTACGATTTATAATTTTAAGAACTTTCTCCCTCTCTTTTGGATGCACGTCAATAACAATACTGTCATGTACAGTATTGACTATGCAGCTGTTTAGTTTGTTTATCTCTAGCATCTTGTCAATGTATATCAGAGATATAGGTACAATGTCAGCCGTGGCAAACGATTGCACAGGATAATTTTTAATCTGTGTGAAAAATGTCACACCCCCATAATGTCTACGTTCTACATCAGGGAAAGCAAACTCACGTCCAGATGGTGTAGTGATCTTGCCTGTACGTAATGCTTCATTTGCCAATGACTCATGCCACTTGGCGATACCACTATACTTTGTGGTAAACTGTTGATAGTAAGCAGCCTCTGCTTTTGTTCTACCAAAGCCACTTGCCCCATATAAAGGGGCGAAAGTATGGGACTTTGCCTCCTGTCTGCTAATAGGTTGACCTGCATCAGAGATAACCTTGGCAGTGTACGAGTGTACATCGAACCCTGTGGTCACTTCATTAATGGCAGTCTTGTCCTGTGATAAGAATGCAGCCACCCGAAACTCAAGCTGGGCAAAGTCAGCTTCCATCACACTGCCGCCATTCCATCGTGACTTGAATACACGTTTGACAGGAAACGTACCGCCACGTGGCATGTTCTGCATATTAGGATCAGCGCCTGAAAGTCTGCCTGTGCCTGTGCGATGTTGCAACAACCTTACGTGAAGTTTACCATCAGACTTGACGTGGGTTGCAATACCCTCTACAAAACTGGACAGGTAGGTTTCCACTGCTGACAGTCTACGAACACTGGATAAAAACTTCTCTGCCTTTGTATTACCTTTACTACGTGCAATACCCTCTAGGTACACTAGGATGTCTTTGCTGGTGCTAAACCCATTGGCACTAATCCACTTAGGATTATCAATAGTTCTACCAAATCGTAGTCCAGCTATCTCATTAGTATCCAGAAAAAGAAAGCCACTGGAATTACACGTAGTGCAATTATTAAGTCTTGCGTATGGTGTTCCATCTTTCCTTACCTTTCGTATTTTCCCATTACCTTTGCACACATTGCATTGCTTTGCCTTTTGTTTGTAAAGCCTAGTGCTGTTGTTGCGTATCTGATGTTGCACATCTTGTCTATCCATTCGTTGATCAAACATATCAGGCCATGTCTTTTTATCATTAGGTTTACAACTGTAAATAACCCAAGACAATTGCTCTGGACTGTTAAGATTGATTGGCCTAAACCCCATAAGATCAATCACCTGTGCCTCAAGACTAGACACAAGATCGTCACGTTCTTTTGTAAACTCTTGCCTAACCTGATCTAACACAGACATATCAACAGCAAAACCACGTTGGTATATACGTGACAGATGTACAGCAAGCTGATTAGTCAGGCGTATCGTTCCTTCCAATGCACTGCACTCCTCGTACTGTGTCACTAAACGCAAATACAATTGTTGTGTAGCTGCAAGGTCAGCAGATAGGTAATCTGATAGTTCTGTATAAGGCATGTCACGTACCTGCTTACCAGCTTTCAACCACTCTTTCATGGTGTCCTGCTTCTGTGTAGCAAGTTCATATCTTTCTGCACATGCCTCAAGAGACAGAGGTTCTTTCTGTCCACGTTGCAATACGTATTCACCTAGCATGGTATCAAAGATAGGACCGCCATAGGTAAATCCAGATTCCCATAGCCATACAAGATCGTGTGCGGCATTGTGCATAATAAGAAGAGGAGCACAGTCAAGTAGGTCTTGTACTATCTGTGCTCCCCTTTGTGTGGGTGAATGCTCTGCGTGATCAAATGTCACAATAGCTTCGTTGCCAAGATCATCTAGCATACCCACCATAACCAATGTATTCTCAGGTTCGAACGGATCAAGGTGTAACTTGCCGTTACGTTTGGTAACTGTGTTTTCTATGTCGAGGGTTAGGTGTTTCATTGTTCTCCTAATGGTCTGATGTTACTTCTTCAAAGTCGTCAGCTATGTATAGCTCACTTCCATAATAATCGTCAAGCTGTTTTTGGAAGTCCTTGTCATTTGCATAACGATTCATAGCTTCTATCGCCTCTTTTATGTTCAGCTTATTACGAGTCATTGCGTTATACAACTGAATCTCTGCACTCATGCTTGCCGTGTTCATTACTTGTTTCTCCTTTGCTCTTTGTCGTTCCTTGTCTGTCATTGGTCGTATCATTATTAATCCTCAATCGTGCTCTCCACCAAACATTCTGCCACTGGTTACATTGTCGGTGGGATCTACCTTAGAGTTTTTCTCAGCTTCCTTATAAACCATTGCAGTAATAAATATGCCACCGATTACCAAAGAGTGGCCCATCCCACTGATTGCAAACCAGAACATGTTACCTATCCATAGTGCAAAGATTGCACTCCACATGTAAGCTAGTATTTGAAATACTGCATGTGCAGCCATCGGGTCTAGTCTTTGAATGTGACGCAACGGAGAATCCTGTATTGTCATCACACTGTTCCATGTCTCTTTGAATAAATCAAAGATACTAACAATGCTCAAAGGTACAACCTTTAATTTGTTACTCATTTTTTATCCTTTGCATTTAAGTTCATTGGTGAGTATGCTTCACCGTTATACTGAGAGCCTGACTTATCTGGCCCTGTTTCAACACCATTATTACAACCAAATACAACCACCATCAAAAATATAGTGCTGTAAATGAAAGCCCTCTTTGACCACAGAATAAACAAGTCGAAAGTTTTTTCTGCTTCTATTTGTGCTGCTTCTCTAGGCGTCAACTTTACCCTCCTGTTGGTTTTTCAATCCTTGAAGTTCATCAAACTCATTTTGATCTATGCAGTTAACCATCTCTACTGCACCAGGTAGCATACCATTGTAGAAGACCATTAATCCATGCACATAATTCATTATGCTTGTTCTGTCAGTGAGTGTAACCCTACATTCAGCCTCAGTATTATAAACTGGGTTTGTAAACACAAACGTGTCTCTTGTTCCATCTTCATTCCAAGATAAAAAGAATACTATTGCATACCACTTCATCGTAAGAAACTCCAAACACCTATATCAGGCCAAAATAAAAGGTTAAGTATTATTGGTACACCTAAAATTAAAAAGGCACACACTAGGAAGGCACCAAAGGCACCCTTTATGTGATATTGTTCACTCATCATTCTTCCTCCAAACAAAAACTGCACCATGTATTCTTAGTTGGTGCTCCACAACTAACACACTGGTATTTATCCTTGCAGTGTGGGCAAGTATTATGCTTTTTCCAGTTAAATATTTCTTTGCACCAAGGGCATTCAACGGTGTCAAACCTTCTCATGCTAGTCTACCTCTGAGTGCAAAGAACAAACCACCAACCCACAATAACACATGTAAGTTATCATATAGTAACACATCCAACAGGCTATCAGGTTCGCCCACCCATATCACACCTGTCATAATACAGCATATAACTATACCACTAAACCTTGTTACTATATCTTCTACCCAAGGGTGGTCTAAGTGTAGGTAGGTAAAAGATATTAGACCACCCACTAGTAGTCCTATACCTGCCCCTAACTCTCCGTATGCCGCAAACCACCACACAATGTAAGGTAAATCGAAAGCACTAGCGTCGTCAGCAGTAATCGGGAACTTAGACAGACCTTGTTGTATGAATACAATAGCCAAGGGTATTCTTAAAAGCCAGTGACTAAGACAAAAATCAGGCATTTTATCAAGATATTTTTTCATGGGATGTACCTCGCAGTGTGATAGTCTAGGTCACAGTGCACTATGCCATGCCAACCAGACAACTTGTTTTTAACAATGTTAATGTGTCTCATATTATCCTCTTCTTCTTGCCCCTCTACCGTAGGGTTCTTGCTAATCATAATCATTAGATCTGCCTCTGCTGCCTTACCTGTACGACTACCTTCCATCATGGCTTGGTTTAGTACGACCTTACCCTCTGCATCAGCCGATAGCTGAGACATGTAAAAGATAGCACAATTATGCTGCTTGGCAATCTGCCTAGCATGTACAGCATTAGCCTTGAGTGCTTCATCAGGTCTAGCAAAGCCACTAGTCCTAGCAAACTTGTCACCCATGTCTAGGATCACAATGTCTGGCTTGTATGATTTACACACAGACTCTACCCAATTCATGTCACGTCCAGATGAATCTTTAAACATAATTTTACTACGTATCTGATCAAATACACGCATAGCTACATCTTTATTTTTACTGACTTTGTGCTTGTCCATGTTTGTAGCTGCTGTAATGTAACGATGGGCTACACGCCAATGAGCCTCTTCATTACACAACACAATACATTTAGCACCTTGCCATGCAAAACCACCCTCACTGGCAACAAGAGAGGCATGGAATGAGGTCTTGCCTGTGTTTGGTCTTGCACCCACCTCAATCAAGTGACCTGCATTTACACCCTCTACTTTGCGAGTAAGTGTGGGTATGTTAAATGTCCACTGTGACTCAAGGTCAGTCATTGCAAGTATAGTATCAAGACTAATGTCTTCCCACTCAACCTTTAGGTTTGGAGTGAAGTCATCACCATATTGCTCAAGCAAATTACGTAGTGGCTCAAGACTAGACTTGTCACCATTTACATAGTCAAACCCAAGGTTTGCAATGTCCTCTCCCACCACTTGTTGGAATAGTTTAGATAGCACCTCTTGTGCTACGTCACCGCCCATAGGTGTCTCACGTTTAACTTGCATAAACAAGTGTGAGTATGCTTGTTTTTGTGCAGTGGTAAGTGTGGGATTGTTAGCCATGAACAGGGCTTCAATCTCATCTGGTGTTACGGTACGTTCATAACGATCCATAGCAGTATCAATAGACTGCTTGATCTTACGTACATCTTTACTGAATAGTCTGTCAGGACATCTAGCACCACGATGCTCATCGTAGAACTCTTTGTCCATCAAACTACGTACAAGTGATAATTCCATTTATGTTTCTCCTAAGTGTTGTAAATCGTCGAAGTCGGTTTGGTAACGATACTTTAGATCGTCATGCAGTCGTAGCACCTTTACGTTAGATACATGACCACGTAATTCTTTTGCAATAGCCAGTGTCTTTGGTAGGGCATCGGGGTCTAGGGCAATCACTGCCGTTGAGAACTGTGATAAGTACTGCTTATGTACCTCC